CGCGACCCTGTCGAGGGGACCAACTTCCGCACCTGCTGGATGCCTCTCACCGAGAAGGCAGCCAGCTGGGTAAGCGAGGCTCTCTCGCATATCGGTTTCTCTGGTCCTCCCAGTGCGATCGATCTGGAGAACCCTAACTGCTGCGATATGCGCGGTACGGAATGTGAATTCTACGCCCGCATGGATGGGGACTTTGAGAAGTGGAGCATCTCCACACCTCGAGCCTCCAAGTCTCCGGCGAAGAGGAAGCTGGACGGTGCCAGGGTGCTTGAATTAGATGCCCTCTTTGGCGACAAGTTCAAGCCTTCGGGAGGTGATACAACTTCCCCGGTCACCTCTGACTCTGGTAACAACCAGTTTTAGCTTTGCCGACCTGGAGGGGCGTGTCCGCGCACAGGAGCAACGTCGCGCCCCTCCTTTTCATTTTGATGGAGCACATCATGTACGATCCACGCATGTCAGACTGGGAGAACACAGTCGAGTTGGTACGGGAGCGGGAGAACGAGGAGTCCTCCATTGAGCACAACTACCCCCCGCCACGTGAGGAGGAAGAGGATGCGTGACTGGGGCGATGGCAATGACCCAATCAATAAGCCTGCTCATTACCTGCAGGGTAAGGTGGAGGTGACCCCCACGATCGTGGCTCTCGGCCTCGACTTCTGCGAGGGGAATGTGGTCAAGTACGTCTGCCGGCACCGCCATAAGAACGGTATCGAGGATCTAAAGAAGGCCCAGGCTTACCTCCGAATGATGATTGAGAATTACGAGTGGTACGGCAGTTGATGTATAACGCGATCCTCGAGAACTTCACTGGTCGGGAAGACGTGCTGGCGATGCAGCCTGCCGGAAGTAACTTCCGCCCTGTCGAGCGTGGACCGCTCACGCAGCAGGAGTTTGCAGATGAGCATGTGGCAGGACTCACCTGCTACGGCTTCTACCTCATGCGGCCAGACAATACCGTCACCTGCTCGTGCGTCGACTTTGACAACCATGACGATCAGCCTGACCCCGACTGGCAGGGGAAAGCGGATCGCTTCTATGACCTGCTGCAGCAGATGGATATGCAGCCGGTGATGGAAGTATCGGCGTCCGGTAAGGGTGCTCACCTCTGGCTGTTCTTCTCCCAGCCAGTGCCCGCCTGGAAGGTGCGCAGGTTCTGGATAGCAGCAGGGAACCGCATCAGTTATGAACCCCGCGAGATCTATCCCCGGCAGGACCAGCTGCGTGGCAAGGGACTGGGGAACCTCATTCGCCTGCCACTCTGGAACAAGAGCAGGTTTGTAGATCCCCACGAGAACTGGGAGGAGATCACCCTCGAGTCCATCCCTCGCACCCAGGTAGATGAGTTTGATGACATCTGCATCTCGCTGAGTGTAGATATCAGTTCGCCGCCTTCACTGGGCGGCGAACTCTCCGAACGCATCAATCGCCTGCTCTCGATACCAAATAGCCTACTCACCAGGCGCTGGCGAGGGGATACAGCTGGACTCAAGGGGGATACCAGCAGAAGCGTGATCGCCTTTGCCATCTGCTGTGAGCTGGTCTATCAGCACGTCCCCACTGAGGATATCCGAGCAGCCCTGACTCGCTGGTGCGAACTGAATGATTACGACAAGCCACCCCATTGGCATAGCCTCACGATCGACAAGGCATACGACTCAGTTCATACCCGCCTGACCAAGCAACCAGCCGCCAAGCCGGTCAACACCATCGCCAAGTGCGCGGAGTTCTTCATCTCCCGCCTGGGGAATACCCATCACTTCTCCAGTGGCATTGTTCCGCTTGACTATTCCATTGACGGCATTGCGCCCGGAGAGGTCGGTATCCTTGCAGCACGGCCTGGACATTGTAAGAGTGCCCTGGCCCTGCAGTGGCTGGACTTCCAGGCACGCTCGGGAGTCAGCTGCCTGATGCTTAACGCTGAGATGAGCGGCTACGAGATCGGTAGGCGGATGGTCATGTCCCTGGTGGGAGGGGAGGAAGCGGACTGGCTCTCCAAGCGGGATGAGATTACCGAGAAGATCAAGGAGTACTACTCCGACTGCAATCCCCCTCTTTTTGAGCCAGTCGGTACAATTGATGAGGTCGAGGAGAAGATCAAGCTGCACGCAGCTAACGGCGTGCAGCTGGTTGCCGTTGACTATCTCCAGCTGCTCCGCTGCAGCACTGCGTCAGGGAGGTATGAGGTTGTTACCGAGATCTCACAACGTATCAAGGGAGCCGCCAGGGACAACGACGTGGCCATCCTGGCGCTGTGTCAGGTCAGCCGTGCAGTAGAGCAGCGAGATGAACCAACATTCCAGCCAAGTGACCTCAGGGAGTCCGGTCAGCTGGAACAGGATGCAGACCTGATAGCGTTCGGCCACTGGTGGGGCCGAACCGGTAACAGGGACAGGGATGATTACGAGTTGCATATCGTCAAGCGCAGGAATGGCCCAGTCAGGATCCCAATTGTAAAGGTCCGGTTCAATTCCTCTATGCAGAAGTTCCATTGGTAAGTAAATACAAGAAGACTGACTACAGCGATATGGAAAGCTGGGCTGCAAGAAACTGCAACACAGACGTTGAGGCCCAGGGTGTCATGGCGGCACGGATTGAACGGATAACCGGGGAGCTGCGCGAGAAGTGGACATTGCTAGAGAAGAAGAGGCGTGGTTCTCACATGTACTTCCCGCCTTACCAGATACCAATGAATGTGGAAGTCGTGGGATGGGAACGGAAGGTCATGAACAAGCTTGGAGGCAGGCAATAATGGGTAAGCGATCACGCGACAAGGGCAAGCGAGGAGAACGTGAGGCCGCTGCCAAGCTGGCCGATGTCCTCGGATGTGAGGCACGCAGGAGTCAGCAGTACTGCGGGGAGGCAGGTGATGCGGACCTGCTGACCAGCATCGAGGGGATCCACTGGGAAGTGAAGCGAATGGAACGGTTCAGCCTCTATCCTGCGCTCCAGCAAGCATCAGATGATGCCGCTGACGACGATATCCCGGTTGTACTGCATCGTAGGAACAACAGCGTCTGGGTGGCCGTGGTCGCCCTGGTGGACCTGCCCGATCTTGCCAGGAGAGTGCTCAAGGGGGAGCAGTTTTGAAGATCTACCGATGCACGGAATGCGGATATGTGTGGAAGCAGATGCCTGCAGCAATCTGCTTCCAATGTTCTGGCACTAACCTGTTACAAGAGGTTGCCAAGGATGAGCAATCACCAGAAATTTATAGATCATCTATTGAAGTCACAGAACCTCGTCTGGAAAGTAGCGAGGTGGTTATGGAAGAAGGGGTGGACCGTGAGAGTGGCAGCAACCCGGATAGCGCCTGACGCTTCCCTGCACAAAGAGTATGCCGATAGTGGTGACCTGGAGATCTCCCTCCGCATAGAGGTCAAGCAGAGGCACAACGTGTCGTTCACCTGCAGAGAGGATATCCCGGGAGGGGAGCTGATCGTCTGTGCCGTACACTCATTCAACCATAACCCGCCGTTCGCCTACATCCACCTGGATGACGATGCCAGCCATGCCGTTGTCATCTACTCCAGCGATTCAAACAAGTGGGTAAAGCGGAGGATCCATGACAAGCGGTATGGAGACACCTACTCCCAGATGTGCTACGTGACAAATGTACAACATGTTCACGTCGCACCATTTACCGACGACCCTTCCGAGGCTCTTGACCTTTCTCGTCTCTTGATAGACGAGAAAGATCCTCTACCAAAACCTGAAGCTCCTTGAGCGTACCGTCACTCTTCAGGCTGTTGGCCCGCCAGCTGATCACCCGGATGTTGTCAGGGGTGTACCCCTTCTTCGGATCAATCCTGTCAATCGACGGGGAGTTGTGGGTGGGGCCACCCTTGAGTCCTCGACCCATCACAAGTGGGATGTCCAGCACGGGGCAATAGTCGGGTACGACAATATCCTCTGGTGTAATATCAAAAAAGATATTCCGCTCCCGGGATCTGCGCCTTGCCTGGTTGTAGAGATAGCGGGAAGGATTCCTCGATCGACAGCGACGGGAAGTGATCGTGCTTTTCTCCGTTCTCCTGGCTGAGTGGATCTGCCTGGCAGTGAGTCCCTTCAGCTCCCTGAGCTGCGAGAGCTGGACGTTGATCTGGGGGTGGTCGAGGAGATGAGGGTGCTTGCGCAGCGCGTCGGCAACACGCTCTTTGATTGTTTTCAATTCGCTTCCCCGCGAAGTTACTTCTTGATCAGCTTTGCACGCATCTTACTCGTATGACGAGTAACGGAATCCTTCCTGGCCTTGGGTGCGATCTCCTCCAGTGCGTCAGCTGCATGGTAGAGGGCTGCGTTGTTGCTCTGGCTCTCATCATGGATCACAGTCAGCAGCTCGGTCTGCTTGCTCACAGAGCATTTCAGGTCATCTACCAGTTCCACATGCTTGTTGTAAGCACCCTCAAACAGGGGAGCGATTGCCTTGAGCGCACGCCAGATGATCCAGAGCAGGACAAAGGTAAATACAGTAGGCAGGCCGAGTGACCGGACCGTTTCAATCCACTGCTGAGTCGTCATTACTCCACCTCTCGGATGTGGGGAAGAGTATGTGCATGATGAACCGCAGCAGGCCTACCGGCTCATAGCCCATCTTGACGATCGAGTCCCAGATCTTGAGCGTATCGTCACTGACCGGTCCCCTGACCATCAGCCTCTTCCGCTCACCACCTTTAATGAATCTCATTCTCATGGCATATACCCTTTCACCTTGTCAATTATTCCACCAAAGTTAATACCCCCGGACTTGATAGCGTAGAAGGCTCCGATCGCCACGATGATCAGGATCACCAGCCATTTGCGTTTCTGACTTTTAGCAAATGCCAATTTTGCTTTACTTTCCAGGATCAGCGATTTGGAGGTAGCCTTGGCCGAACGCTTGTCTATCTTGACATCGACCTTGTCGACCTTGTCCTTCTTCTTTCTATTCTTCGCCATTGGTAACCCTCGATACTGGGCGGAGGCTATCGGAAACTATCAAGGCAGCGGCAAGACCTGCCAGCTTGGTCGTGGTTTCATCGTCCATCCCAAACCACTCTCTCCCGCCGGCAATGATGAACGCCGTCAGTGTCGCCACAAGCACACGCTTGCTCTTGGCACTGGAGAGGAAATCCACAACTACTTCTTTGAGGTGCGCAATCATCTTTGTCTCCTTAGTTCTCGTTGAAACTCTGTACTTTTGAGAATATCACCATACCTGTCGCTCAGGTCATGAGGTGCATACTCACCCCTCATTGTCAGGCCGGTATAGGCTGCGCTGATACCACCCTTGTTCATGATGCGACGTACCTCGCTCTTTGGTATCCCATGATCCAGCAGAGCCTGTGCGTCAAGGTGGAGCTGACGGAAGATATCCCGTCGCTGCTTATCGGTACGCCTGAGCTTCGCCAATAGTTTACCCCCACTTCCGGTTTCATCTGAGAAGGCAATCTTGCTTGACAGCCGATCAGCCGTTTTCATCCTCTCCTTGAAGTCCCATACGCTGTAATTCATGCCCTTTTTCAGGTCCACCGTATGCCTCCGCAAGCCAAACAGGCCGGCAAACAGTTCACCCCATCTGCTGTACGTCCTCCCACTACGTTCGCTGTAATTAAGAAATGCCTTCCTTACTTTCCTGGCGGATGACAATGTTCCAGGCTCATACACTTTCCACATATGAGCTATTGAATCTCCCACTATTGCCCCCAGGGTATCCTCTGAGTTGAACACCTCACCTCCCGTTCCAGCCTTGCGATTTCGCATTACGTCCATTGCCTTCTGAAGCAGCATGTCCTCGCTCAGGAACGGTTCAAGCTGTTCCCCTGCTGCTGACATGATCCTCACTGACCATGCTGTCTCCGGCTCTGTCATGGCGTTCCATGAGTCGAGCATCCCCAGGTGTGGGAACATGAACGAGAGGTCGATAGTGTGGATCTTGTCCCCATCCCCCCGGTAATAGAACTTGGTGCTGTGCCGCGACCAGGGTGGATGTAACCTGTCCAGCCTCCTCTGTTCCTCGTCGTCCACGCCGCCGATCAGGTTACTCAGTAAGCCTGCCAGTGCCTTGAGGCCAACGGTCATTGCGGTAGCCCGGGTCATCGTTGCAATGGCGTGACGACGCAGGCGGGCATTGCCACTGTAAAGATCATTCCGCGACTGGATCATGCTACGGTAAGTAGTGCGAAACAGTTCTGACGCGAATGTAACAAAGGTTCCCATCGGCAGGAACCTGCGAAGATCCTGGATTCCCTTTGGAACCCTTGACCATGTGGGATACTGGTTCTTGGTTCGGTTGGCAGCTTCCTCCTCTAGCCTGGTATCACTCCACGTCGGATGAGCCTGTCTCAGAAGTTCCATGTTGCTAAGGAATCCAGATATCTTGGGTATCTCGTCCATCGAGTTATAGACTGCACCAGCAGCCTTGTAGATCCGGGCCATCTTCCGGGCGATCTTTCTCTTTATCTCCTGAATCCGCTTGGGAGCATCACCCACCGTATAGTCAGCAAAGTCAAGATCCCACGACTCCTTGATGAGGTCAGTCATCTCGCGGGCGATGTTGTTATTTACCAGGCCCAACTCCACCATGCGGTTGATGAACGTCCTGATGTCCTGCCGCTGTGGGCGACGACCGATCCACCCCAGGCCCGTTTTCTTTTTCTTGTAAAGGGATGGCTTCACATGATGCCAGCCATAATGGAAAGCCTGTTGCCAGTTGCCAAGATCCAGGTGGCCGTGGATCATTGCAAAGCTGCCATTACTCACTAAGTTCCTGACAGTTGTTACCCACGACAGGATTGTTTTATTTGCCTTGGCACCCGCCAGTAGCGTGTACCATGCCTTAAAGAGGCCATGTAAATTACCCCCGGTGCCAAAGGCATCTTTTAACGCCTTCCTGAATTCATTAGAAACCCAGACTTCCTTTCCGGCAAGGACACCATACTCCACACCCTTTAACTGGATGGGGGTATCAACAGTCTGCTTCTTGGTAATGAATCCATCCTTCAGGCCAATCGGAAGGATCCTGTTCTGGAACTCGCTGCGGGAAAGCAGGTTGGCCATCTTGCTCACGCTCCTGGCGTAGAGCAGGCCAATGTCCTTGTACTCTCCCATTAACGCCAACATGGCGTCGTCGATATCCGTGCGTTTCTTGAGGATGTCCCGGTTGGCCTCGCCTGCAGCCTCGCCACCCTGTCGGCGGTTCTTGGCAATGTCCTCCGCCCAGGTCAACTTACCCTCGACGAGGGCTTCAAGATCTTCATCCAGTGGCTGGACTATGTTATCCGCGACAAGTGTTTCAACCGGCAACTGGATCTTCGCATTACGCATGATGATCTCATCCACCTTGGCGGCACGGGTGTGCTGAACCCGTGAGCTGACGATCCTCTCTGCCATGTTCCTAGCGGCACGACCACCAGCCACAAACTTCCCCTTCTTGACCGCCTCCTTGATTTTCTCGCTCTCCCTCATCGTCTGCTGGACAAGATCCGCCCTCTCCTTCTTGGTCAAATCCCACTTCTGTGCCTGGCGAACCTCCTCGAGAAACTCTGGGTCGAGATCCTCTGCATTAACGAGTTCTGTCACCGCGTCTGGCCCCTTACGGGCCAGTCGC